GTGGGTAATAGCATTCTACATCACAGGTGACAAGCGACGTTGAAATATGTCTAAAGATCTATCGAAACTATTGCAATCCAGTGAATATTTTGCAAGAACCAATTCTGATGGTGTTGTTGAGATTGTGAATGAGCGTACAGGCCAGATCATCGTAGCCCAGGACACTATGGAGGACGTGCTTACGAGCCGCCTGGAGAGCCTTGTAGAGGTTACGCTTGACGATGGGACTAAATGCTTCATGGACCCACATATGGACCGTGGCAGGCTCCCTGGGCATGCAGGAGTGCAGTACTCAAACACTATGGCAGATGTAATTTGCCAGCGCATTGCAGAGGGTGATTCAATCACGAAGGTTTGCAAGGACCCGAAGATGCCGGGCTATGCGACATTGTCGCGTTGGCGGAAGGCGCATAAAGACTTTGGCGAGTTATTTGAGCAAGCTCTTCAGGACCGGGCGCATATGTATCATGACAAAGTGATTGAAGCGGCTGAGGCGACAGACACCAAGGATGATGCAGCAGTCCAAAAGGTAAAAGTAGATGCTTATAAGTGGGCGGCGGAGAAGGGCAATCCTGACAGGTTTGGTTCTCGGACTAAGATCAGTGGTGACAAAGGCGGTCCACTTGCGTTTACAATAGTCACTGGAGTGCCACAGCCCGAAGAAAAAGACGTTACACCACAGGAGCCACAGCTAGATGTCAAATCATCCGAACCCAAGGAAGCCCCGCCCGAGAAAGCCGAAGCCAAAACCCCGGGGAAAATAGATGAGTAAGCAATTTCAAATGTTTACTATACTGGTCCCTCAACCCTTACTGCTGGCGATTGGTATTCCTCAGAGGGTATCACTTGTTGATAGGTTTGTCAGGACTGTAATTATTGAAGCTCCTGATACAAATAAAGGTGATATGTTTATATCTGATACTGAGGCTAACGCCGCACTTACTAATCGACATACTTTAGTAAAAGGAAGCCTACTTACATTTGGTGGGGATAAGTATGGGAACTTAGATGCACAATTCAACTTAAGAGATCTATGGTTCAACGGCACTAGAGCTAACGATTTATTAGTTGTTTCATTTTTTCCAATTGATGTGAAGATTTGTTAGCAACAGGAGACAGGTTATATGGCAGGCGGTAGGTCACAGGATATGGATGAGGGCGTTAAGGTTTCGAGCGATGATACGACGAGTGGCTTTCTTATTGATAAACTGATTGTTGCCGACGAATCCAATTCTGCAGATGTATTAGAGACTAAAGAAGTTAATCCTGCTGCCGATGAGGATTTAAAAATTGCTTTTGATGAAACCAAGATTGTTCACGATAATGTTAGTGGTTCTGGCACCAACACTCATGCACAGATTGACGCTCATATTGCAGATTACATTACGTCAAATACAACCCTGAATATCCCTGCATCTTATGCAGACATTGAGGCTGCGATTACATCAATTGAAGGTAAGCGAATTGCTCCGGATGTAACGGTCACAATCCAAATAGCTAACGGAACTTATTCCTGGGGTAAACAGACTATAGATCATATTGATGGAAAGCGAATTGAAATTCTGGGAAATGTTAGTGATAACAGTTTAGTTAATTTAGATTTTACTGCAACCACGGGGCTTTCTTTCACTACTCAGGACATAAAACTAATAAACGGATTAACTGTGCGTGGGAATGATACGGCTGGAACGTATGGAATTTTTATTATAAACTCATCAAGTATTAACTTTGGCATCAAAATGAAGATTCAAGATTTTTGGGTGGGTCTTATAGTTGCCACTACTTCTAATGTTGTTGCTGATAGCCTTGTGATCACTAGTTGTACTAATGTTGGAATGTCTGTACAATCTTGCTCAAGAGTTCTGGCTCCTAATAGTTCTTCCACTAGTAACGGTACTTATGGATATAGCTGCATTGAAAGTGCCTCAATTAATGCCTCAAATGCAGATTCAGATAATAATTCATCGGATGGATATAATGTACAACAAAATGGAGTAATAATGGGTTCAAATTTATCTGCGGACAATAATGGTGGACATGGGTTTCATGCTGCAACTGGTGGAGTAATTTCGGGAACTGGAACACCAGTTACAACAAATAATTCTGGATATGGGGCAAGGGCCATACTGAATGCGGTGGTAAGTATTCCGGGAGCAACAATAACGGGCAATTCCTTGGGAACTACTATAACGTTCGCTGGCGGGCAGATACAAACTTAATCAGAAAGACAATAGGCAACAATGTCAGAAATCAGCACCGGCTACATACCTAGGAAACATCAAGCAGAGCTACATAAGGCACTTAAAAGATTTAATGTCCTGGTGTGTCACCGCAGATTCGGTAAGACGGTCTTTTCGTTTAACCATACCTTAGACAAAGCTTTAAGAAATCCGCTGAAGAATCCACAGTATGCTTACATTGCTCCGAACTACGGGCAAGCCAAGCGTGTTGCTTGGGATATGCTTAAGGACTTTTCACGCGAATTACCGGGAGTTACATACAATGAAGCTGAGCTTAGAATGGACATCCCTCGTCCCCATATGCGTGATCGTATTCGCATTATGTTATTGGGCGCGGAGAACCCTGGATCGTTACGGGGCCTCTACCTTGATGGTGTTATTTTGGATGAGTATGCTGAGTGTGACCCTACTGTATGGGCTACTGTTATTAGGCCAGCATTAAGTGACCGACTTGGTTGGGCGATATTCATAGGTACCCCGAAAGGGATGAACCATTTTCATGATATATATCAGATGGCTCTTGCGAACTTACAGCACGATTGGTTTGCGGCAATTTACAAAGCTAGTGAGACGGGGGTTGTAGATAGGCATGAGCTTGCGGCTAACCGCCGCGAGATGAGTGAGGAAGTATATAATCAAGAGTTTGAATGTTCATTTACTGCAGCCTTGGTCGGTGCATATTATGGCAAACAGATGGAGGAAGCTGAAGAAAAGGGCAGGATCGGAGAAGTTCCTCACGACCCTGCCCTGATGGTTGACACCTTTTGGGACTTAGGTATTGGGGACACTACTGCAATTTGGTTCTTACAGCAGTTAGGACAACAGTATCGTTTGATTGATTATTTGGAACAATCAGGCCAAGGACTAGATTATTATGCTCGTATGCTTAAAGAGGGTGATCGTCAGAAATACAATTACCGCGACATTGTTCTTCCTCATGACGGAGCGGCGAGAGATTTGGGAACGGGCCGGTCGAGGCAGGAAAACTTGCGGGAACTTTTAGGGCGCAACCCCATTGTTTTGCCAAAACACAATCCTTTTGACGGCATTAACGCAACAAGGCTACTACTTCCCAAGTGCTGGTTTAATCGGGATAAGTGCGAACGCGGGCTAGACGCACTGCGCAACTATCAACAAAAGTGGGACGAGCGCAACAAGATCTGGCAGGATAAGCCGAAACATGATTGGGCATCTCACGGGGCGGATGCTTTTAGATTACTTGCAATGGGGCAAAGACCGGAGCAGACTAGAAGAGCTGCGGGAAACTTGCAGCAGTATGCTGAAATGGATTATGATTTGTTCGGGGGGAGATGATGGGTGGTCGTCCAGGTGGTTTTAAAGGTAAAAAAACAAGTCCACTTGAGGGGCGAGCTGAAACTTTAAGAAAAGAAATTCAAGAAGATACAGCAATATCTGATATTACAAGACAAGAGCTATTGTCTCAAATTACTACAGAGAATATAAGTATTGATCCTGCAAGAGCTAGTTTTTTACAGGGCGGAGAAATTTTGAAACCTATAGCTATACTTAAAAAGGCTAGAGAAACATTAGATGAAGCTAGGTTAGGGCAAGATCCTAAATTTATAGCTAGACAACAACGATCCACCCGGCGAAGGTTACTTGCAGATCAGCCTGGGCGTGGACAGACGATACTCAACAGGTAGACATGGCTAAGAGAACTTCAAAAGAAATCATTGAACAGGTTGGCTTTTTAAGAGGCGAGCGAGGTACATGGGAATCCCATTGGCAAGACCTTGCAGACTTTATCCTCCCGAGAAAAGACGATATTACAAAAACTAGATTCCCGGGGGAAAAGGTAACTCAATTTTTACCGAAGGGACCGTAACGTCCCTCTTGGTAGCATTTACTCCAAATTTTTCAGCCATGATAAAAACTCCTTATTTTTTAAAATTAAATTTACGCTTCGTTAGCAAGGATCTGAACAACCTTTCCTTCCTCTAAACGAGTAGAACCAATGGTCATGGCAGTAAACACCTGAGTCGAGTAAGACTTATCTGCACGCTCATCGA